CTTCGTGACGATTCAGACTCTGCCAGTTGTTCAGACCGCTGGCTGTTTCCAGATGCCTGAGCTTGATGGATCTCGATCCTTGCGTCCTGCCGTTCCCTCAGTTCCTCACGCCTCTCTTCTCGTCTCGACTTCTCGGGCCCGACGTTGAACATGTCAGGCGCGATCGGCGGGGCAACGGGTTTAGGTGGAACCGGGATCGGCTGAACGCGAACCGTATTGGCAGGCGTAGGGGGGTTGAGGATCTCGGGCTGCTCGTCAGTCACGCCAGAGTCGGGCAGCGGCGGCATGGGCAACTGCTCAAGCGGCGGCTGCGAAGGAAGATCCTCCTGGTCTTGCTTCGGGGCGATCTTGGAAGCAAGCCACTTGCGGCCTCGGTTGAGCAGTCGTTTGAATACGCTATCGCGTGCCATGCTCTATCCTCAAGCAAAGGGCCAAAGCGTCACAGGAACTGCTTCCGGGGTCTTGGCGTAGCCCATGTCCGTTCCGTTGCTCCCCTGGCTTCGCATAGTAACCTTGGTGTTGACCGGTCGTCTCGACTCGGGGTTGACGTACGGCACAATCGTGACCGGCGTCATCCAGTTCAGGTCGTAGTACAACGCCGCCGTGCAGTACGGCTTCACGTTGTAGAACGTGCCCCGGACAGGCAGCTCGGCCGGGTTCTGGTTGTAGCAGTGGTATTCCAGTTCCATGTCCCACGCACCCCGCTTCCGCTTCCGCCCGCCTGACGTGCTGCTGCTCACGTAGGGGAACCCAGGACAGGACAGTCGCAGACGCCAGAACGTCACGTCCGTAACTGCTGACCCGATGGTAAGCGAAGCGTTCTGGAAACAGGGTGGGCTAGGATTCGTGGAATCGGTGGCCGCAGCACTTCCGACAGTCAGGGCGCCGTTGCGTGAGAACTGCAAGGAGTAGGCGAGGTACTCGCCTTCCTCGATGTTCGCGATGATATCCCACGCCTCGGCGTACGCGGTTCCGGTGAACCCGTACGTCCCATCGACACTCCCGGTAAATGTGAAGTCGCTTCCGGGTTTCGACGCGACTGGCGGAAGATACCCGTACGCCGTGGCCACACCACGCCATTCGTCGATTCCGCACTTGCGCCCAACTCCCATTTGGCCACCGCTGGCGATGTATTCCTTCACCTCGTTGGAAATCTCCATCAGAAATCGGTGAGCTGTCGAGTTGCTCCCAATCGCGAAATCAAGTCCGGTGATTACTGCCATGATAGGCCCCTTATGTTGACGCTAGAGTCAAGTCCGTGGTCGTGAACCACACGTCGGTGTCACCAGTCCAGACCGACCTCCAGCCGAGTTGCTTGCGTTGAATATCTTCGTGCGACAGTTCGTCGGTGATCTCTGCCGCCCGACAGTAGCGGACTATGAACGTGTTCCCGTTCCAGGTGAAGTCGTACAGGTACGTCTGCCAGTTGATGAGCGCTTTCCAGATCGCCCATGAAACGTCGAACACCTTCGTCTTGTCGTGGGTTGCCAGCCGCTGATCCCCGGTGTAGATCTCGATGGTCCATCGCAGCTCGATCATGCTGCTGTTGCTCGTGCGGTGTGCCCTCGGCCTGCCGCCCAAGCAGCGGATCCGAACCATCGGGAAGTCGGCGTCGAGGGCGTTGTCCTTATCTGGATGTCTGTCCGTGGTGTCCGTGTACTTGATCCGGTTCATTGCAGGCACGGCAAGGCAGAACGCTGCGTCCGCTTCCAGAAGCGTCCACAACGCGTTATAGACCTGCCATAATGGGTTCTGAGGATTGCTCATGTGCCTGTCGTGGAGTCATAACACTTAACGAGTAGTCGACCCTCGGCTGTTCGGAATGCCGCTTTGAGCGTTGCCCCGGGTTTCAGCGTTAGCACCACGCCCTTGCCAGGGTCGATTTTGAATTGAGCCAGCCACGTCGAGCCTTCATACGGTCCCCAGTCCACGATGTTTGTGGTGTCGAGGTTCTCCAGGTACAGGTAGCCCTCGTACGCCACATCACCGAACACCAGGGCTTCAGGCGTCGTGCCGATAAGCTGAATGCCGCCGCCAAGCCCGGCGATGTTCATGTCGTCATTGAAGGACTTGCTGATACTGTCGGAAAAGTATCCCTTGGTCACATTCAGACGTATCGAGATTCCGAATTCGTCGGCCATGGTTCACCCGGTATTCGAGGCGGTGTTGATTTTTCGTACTCGTGCCGTAATCTGTTCCAGACGCCGTTCAGCACGCTCGGCTAGGAACTGCAACTTGTGCCGCGGGTTGCCTGCCTGATCCACGTCATCGACCCCACGCGACTCGTAGAGCCACACGCCTGCCATGACGGCACAGATTTCCTTGATGCTCGCAGGAGTCGCGCCGCTGCTGTCCGTGACCGGGATCTCGAATGCACCTGCTCTGAGCATGTCGTCAATGTTCTCGCTGACCGCGTCGATGGCGGCGTTGATTCGGCTGGTGATCTGAGAGGCAGTGTATCCGTCCTCCAACTTTGCCCACCGCTCGACGTTCTTCACGCCGAACTGGGCTTCAACGTCGGACCTGGTACAGTAGGTACTGCTCATACCACACCCCCGTCGTCAAACTCGAAAGTGCTCGCCGTGCTTATTCGGATTGGACCGGCACCGGCAATTCGTCGTCTTTCGCTGTCAGGATTCAAGGCCCCGCGGGCAGTCAGGATCGCCTGTTCAGCGCGCCGGGCGTCCCGATCTACTTCCTTGCCGCCAAGCAACTGAGACAGGTTCCGTTCAGCCAGACGGTACAAGGCAGGAACTGCTGTCGGATCCAGATCCAGCGGGTCGGTGATCGTGTACTTCACGCCAGACCTGGACGTTGACACGACGGCATCCAACGTGAGCGTAGTCGCGGCGCTGTACGTGATGATGCTTCGCTGCTCGACCCACGGATTGACGCCACGGAATCCCGTTGGCTGCTGAGTCGTGCTCGATCCGATCCGGAACAGCGATCCTTCCATCAGGTCTTCGAACGTCGTACTGGAACCGGTGACGGTCTTGGACGAGGCGACCACAGTCACGGTCCCGACATTGCTTTTCGCTTCATACCCGCTGTATCGAAGTTCCCTGGGCTTGGACCGATACCACAGATCGAGCGTGTCGTCGTCGCTGTTCGGCGGGAACGTCCAGATCGCCTTGCGGCCGTACACGTCGGGAATTGGACCGATAGCCCAACCAACTGCCGACCCACTGCTCGTGTCGCTTCTGAGTGCGTTGAGCATCTCGTCCATCGTCATGTACCGGCCCAAGATGGAACTGTCCTGGGCGGGCATCGGATCGACACAGGCAATGAAGTCGTCCGGCAGGGTGTAGTACTGGCGGTACAGTTCGTAGGTTTCGCCGGCTGCGATGTCTGCTGTCGGGGCTTGGTCCGAGTCGAGAACTATCGTGGTCGGTGCCGTGTAGCTATCGATCTGGTACGTGACGTTGTCGAGAACCACAACCCAATCAGCCGCGTCTGTCGGCCACGTCGAGCCAGTGAGCGTCAACACTCTCGTGCTTGCCGTGTACGCGACGGTCCCGGTAGTCTTCGGCTTCTCGATGTTGATCCGCTTGTACTTCTTGTTGAATGCCCACGCGTGCCGGTCGCATATCTCAGCGTAGGCATCGATCACCGCTGAGCGGCAATCCTGGGCGCTCACCCCGACGCCACGTCGAGCCGCGAATTGCGTCACGTCGAACACGGCATCGTAGAAGGTCGGTATTTCTCTGGCCATTATTGGTTCCCCGATGCCAGGGTCTTTTCCTTGTGCCACAAGTCCTGGTATTCATTGCGGCCAAGGGCTTCTGTCGCCGCCCCAGCGTCGGCCAACTTCTTCTCGACGCGGCGGTTCACAATCGTGTCGTTGACCTGATAGGGACCGGCGTCAGGTGTCTCGCTCGGTGGTGCAGAGACGTTGACAGCCCCCTCGCATCCAACCCCAAGTTCCTGGCAGCGACGGACCACGTCCGCTTTCCCCCTGACCCACGCTTTCGGCGAGAGGGACTCGCCTGTCGGGCAGAGTTGCGGGCAGTAGCGGGCACCGGTCACGTCTACGCCCGCGGCTTTGGCTTTCGCTCGGGCACGTTTCCTGCCCCACTCGTTCGACCCGAATCCGTCGTCGACGTGGGATCCTGCCATGAATGTTGAGTCGGTACAGATGCCGGGTGCGATGTTGCAGCGGAACAGTTTTCGGCCACACGAGCGGCAGTTCAGATTTAACTCGGGCTCGTCGTCGCGCTGCTCGACACGAGGTCCGCGATTGCACTTGTAGCACTTGTAGATGTAGGCGGTCATTGGACGATCTCTTCAGCTTGGGAGGGTTGCTGTTCTTCTGGCGATGCCTCTTCGCCCGGCGGCATCGGCGGTTGAGGGGTGAGTTGAGGGAGCATCAAGCCGGTGACAGGCATGTCCATCGCCTGCCCCATCAGCCCGATGAGGTAGTTCATTCCGGACGAATCGCCGGTCAACGCGTACGACTGCTGTTGGATGGGACCGACAAACTGTGTGAGCATCTGCATGTCGGCAATTTGGGCCTGCTTGTTCTTCCGGCGTGCCGAACCAGCCTCCACGGAATATGTGTACTCTCCAACCGCCTCGGCTGGATTGTCCGTATTCACGAGGGCTCCCCAGTACAAACTCAGCGGAGTTGTCATGTCCGGGGCACCGCCCTCGGGGGCAACCTCGCCAAACAACGCGAACGGAGGCGGGACGAACAGACGCGTGATAACGGCTTCCTTGGCGGCGATCTTCGACATCGTCGACTCAACACACTCGGCGAGATACTCGGCACGAGATACGGCGTGGCCCTCGCGGATATCCGCCTCGGCTGCCGACCGCATCTGTCGCCCGCCCGTCTCACCGTAGAGCAGGGCAGTCATTCCACTCGCCCGCTCGAATGCCTGCTCGACTTTCGATATCACGTTCCAGAAGTCGGCCTTGATCTCGGGAAATTGGAGTACGTGAATGTACTTTTCCACCTCGGCAATCGTCGCCATCGATGCGGTCAGGATCTCCTGATCCACTCCGCTTTCGATACCCCGGTTCAGTTCCGATTCCATCTCAGCAGCACACAGAATCAAATCCCGGCTGCTTGTCCGAATCCGGCCCATCATCCACGAATAGGCGTGATCCAGGAAAATCAGCAGAGGCAATGCACCCTGGAGCGGAGAAGCCGCCCACGGATTGAGACTGTTCGGCGAGAAGTCCATAACCGTGCATGGCCACGGATCGAACGTCTCGTATACCGGCAACGGCCACGCCAGACGTGCTTTGAATTCTGCCTCTAAGCTAGCGTCCCCGAAAGCCTCAGGTGTGACATTCAGAGGATACTTCATTCCCGGTACGATAACCAAGTAGATGAACGGCCCGAGACTTTCGAGGACTGAACTGATACCCTCCAATTCCTTGTCGATGTTTGGAAGCTGTGCCCCGATCCCGTATCGGCTGTAGACTTCGTAGTATTCGACAGTGTCCGATTCATCGGATCGGTCGTCGTTTGCGAATGCGTTCAGATTGTCGGACTTGGAAGAATAGGACGCGTACTCACGCCGAATCTTGGCGGCAGGCACGCCGGTCAGCTTGGACAGTCGCCACGCACTCAACCTCCGTTTCCGAATCACGTACGCGGCATCTCGGTAGTGCTCGCAGTCCGGATCGATCAGCATGTAGTCGACCGTGTCGTATTCGGTGACCGGCATTGGGCCGCTGGCGGTGTCCTGGAGTGAGTACCAGAACACCGCACGGCCCTTAACGAGCGCCTCAGGAAGCCCCATCCGAACCTCGTCTGAAAGCCCGTATTCACGCGGAATCCAGTTAAGGTAGTGGGTCAGCATGTAGGAACCGAGCGATTCAGCCATCTCCGCTGGCATCCCGGCAATCAACTGCTGAGATTCCCCGAAGAGTTGAACGAGTTCCGGAGGCAACGGCGGTCTGCGAGGCGTAACGAGTCGGTGAGGAATTTGGGCGAACACGTACGGCATCATCAGGTTGACGTATTCGCGGGCAAGGTTTCTGCGTACCCGGTGGCGGGGCCCATCGACGTCGGCGAATGCGCGAGGCTCCCCATCTCCCTC